AGAGATTAAGACCGAAAAACCAAGAGAAATTCAAAAAAGCGGGACATCAAAAATAGCCAAGAAAATTTCTAAACCTAATTGGGACGAACTTTCATCCGGGGCATCATCAAGATCTAATCTTTCCGATGCTGCCAAAAAAATGATAAAAAAGCTGAAGAGTACAGAGCCGGTAGTGGACTGGAGAAAGGAGTTAAAAAAATTCTTCGATCAAACGTTCAAATCTATGGAATGGATATTGCCAAACAAGAGATATCTTGCAGGAGGCGATATTATGTACGGAAGAAAACAAGTCGGAGAAGACACATTAAAAACTATAGTTGCTGCTGTAGATACTTCTTCATCGATCTCTAAGCCACAGATTAAACTCTTTATCAAGGAGGTAATGGGGTTGGTTAAAAAATTTGATGCTGATAAGACTATCATAATATACTGCAGCGACGATATAGACAATATCGACATTGTCAAAAAAGGAGGGGATCCAGATTTCACTAAGATAGCATCAACTGGAGGAAATAGAAGAGGATTTATTCCTCCTTTTCAATGGGTTGAAAAAAATAAAATAAATCCATCTGTGTTTGTATACTTAACAGACACAGGGGGAGAAATGCCAGATCCTAGTAGATACGGGATAAGAAAGTATGCTAAAAAAACATTCTGGTTTATTTGTTCACCTATGATTTACAATCAGCCTACATTTGGAAAAATAATTCATGTTCCCGTAGCTGGTCTAAAATAGGCTTAAGAAAATTTTTTACTTGGGAATTTTTGTTTAGATTTGCTATATAAGAAAAGAACGTAAAAGAGAGCTGGTTGAATTGATTAAAATATACATGCCAGGATTTTCCCAATAATTTTTTTCGAAAAATTTTTTTATTACAGAAACTTTCCCTATTTTTGGGATATAAATTAAAAAGAGAAAAGGATATATAAAATCATAAGCGATGAAAACTCTAAGACAAACATCACAGTTATCCCTGCATACGCCAAGTCTATCAAGACCGAGTGGAACAGGTCCTGTGTATAAAGTTAAGGAGTCATAATCACTAAAAAGATTTAATCCTCAATGAAAACCCGGGACCTTCAAAAAGTCTCGGGTTTTTTAATTGTAATAGGTTCTTTGACATATTGGTTTCCTTGGAGAGAGAATTTAGCCGGCGCTAAACCTAGTCTTGAAAACTAGTGGTACTTTAGGGTATGGGGATCGACACCTCCTCTCTCCTCCATAAAATCAGTAGCAAGGTGAGAGTTACTTCGTATGGGAACTATCCATTTGTAGGTTCGACTCCTACTCCCCCGACTAATTAAAAAGAAATCACGGGGGATGGCGGAACTGGTAGACGCAATAGTAAAAGAAAACACTCTTGCTCACATCCTCTGATTTTTTATATGGGGTCTATCGTCTAATGGTTAAGACGTGGGTTTGTGGAGCCTATAATTTGAGTTCGATTCTCAATAGACCCCCTCTCTGGAGGAGTAAGCATAATGGTACTGCAGCGGTTTCGAAAACCGTTCTCCGTTATTCGGAGTGGAGGTTCGAGTCCTCTCTCCTCCGCAGAAGTAAGGAAGTAGTTCTCCATGTTGCCCCGCGTTGGATGAATGAAATTAAGCCCTTATGAAGGTATGAATAATGCAAGCGGGGTCCTTTGGAGGGTAATCTACGACGGTGAGTAGCCACGCCTGCTAAGCGTTGGGCCCGTTAATTCGGGTGAGGTTCGATCTCTCTGCCCTCCGCAGCCCCCATTTCGTACCGTTTCTTTGACTAATACCCAAGAAACGTACGAATATGAGAAGAAAAAAGATCACAATATCGGATCTTGTGCGTATGCCGGATATATAAGAATAAAGTGTAGATGTATAAATGTGAGTGTAATAAAGAATTTGAAAAGTCGCAATCACTAAATGCTCATTATGCAAGATGTATAATACACAGGGAGGGAAATCCCATAAAGAAAAGAAATAATGGGGGTGGATGGAATAAAGGGTTAGACAAGCATTCGGATATTGGGGTGCTAAATCAATCCGCTTCATTATCGAAGAGCTATAAAAGTGGAAAAATAAAAGGCGGATTTCTAGGAAAGAATCACTCCGATGAATTTAAGTCTAAAATGTCCAATTTAATAACAGAAAGGAACTCTAAAAATGAATCCCATTGCAAATGGTATGATGTATTTAACGGGGAAAAAATGATTAAGGTTCAAGGACAATGGGAGAGGAGAATAGCAGAAAGACTCACATCTATTGGATATTATTGGGAAAGAAAAACACTTATTTATAATGGTTATTTGAGATATACCCCTGATTTTTTCCTTCCGGCCTACAATATCTACATAGAGGTAAAGGGATGGTGGAAGACAAGGGATATACAGAAAATGAAAAAAGCTATAGAAGAAAATAAAGTCGAAATAAGAATCATAGATTCAAAGTCTGATATGAAAAAATTTGAGAATGGCGAGCTTAATATATTAGATCTAAAAAAGTTTGATCTAAATTTCTAAACAAATTGGTTCCGTAGTTCAATGGATAGAACTGGTGACTTCTAATCTCCAAATGGTAGTTCGATTCTGCCCGGAACTACTAATTATTGTCCTGTAGTGTAATGGCAGCACGCAACATTTTGGCTGTTGAATTGGAGATTCGAATCCTCCCGGGACAACAAGGCGAAAAGATTGATCAGAGATGATTGTCATTCACGTATCCACTCGTGATAATATTGATCTTTCAACATGAAGTACAAGTGTTGAATAGCCTTCATCGGGGTGTAGCTCAGTTGATAGAGCGCTCGGTTTGGGACCGAGAGGCCGGAGGTTTGAGCCCTCTCACCCCGACAGCCCCCATTTCGTACCGTTACTTGGATATATAATCTAAGTAACGTACGAACATGGCAAGAAAAGAAAGAAAATATCATTACATCTATAAGATCACATGTCTTAAGAATAACAGATACTACATTGGAATGCACTCCACAGATAACTTAGAAGATGGTTATTTTGGAGGGGGAAAGAGAATTAAAAATTCTGTGAAGAAGCATGGTAAGGATGCTCACAGAAAGGAGATTCTAGAGTTCTTTGAAAATAGGGAATCATTAAGGCAGAGGGAAATTCAAATTATTAATGAGGATCTATTAAATGATCCTCTATGTATGAATTTACAGCCAGGAGGCGGAGGAGGATTTATAAGCGAGGACCACAGAAATAAATGGATTATGAACGGATCCTCTGCAGGCAATAAAAAACAAAAGATCCTATGGACATGTGATGAAGAATGGAGCAGAATTCAGACTGAAAAAAGAAGAAAATATTGGAAAGATCCTAATATATCAAATAGAATGAAAGCTGGATTAAATTGGACAGGTAGAAAGCACTCAGAAGCATCAAAAATAAAAATGAGTGAAAAAGCTTCACAGAGAATTGGAGATAAAAATTCTCAATATGGATCCAGATGGATAACAAATGGGTCAGAAAATAAAAAGATAAAGGTGATGGATCAGGTTCCAGACGGATGGAAATACGGAAGAAATCATAAATCATTAGGTTAATCCTATTTATGCCTTAGTAGCTCAATAGGTAGGACACTTCACCCCTTGGTAGGGAGAGGCCCCGGGTTTGATTCCCGGTCGAGGCTCCATTTATTTTTTTTTATTCGAAAAAATTGATTATATTTGCGCTATGATTTATATTCAATCAAACGAGGAAAGAACCCTTCCACATCACTTCGATTGTGCATGTGCACTTTACGGAGCGATTGATAGGGGACTGGAATACAAGCTGATCTCGTATGATGATCTGATTTCAGGCAGATATAATCCGCTCTTTAAAAAAAGACTTTTTGTTGGATCTGTTGAATTCCTATCTGAGATATTTCGAAGAATCGGGGTTTCCCCAAGGGTTCCGGTTAACTCCAATAGAATCTCTGAGGAAATGTCTCTAGGCGAAGCGGTGAAGAGAATTGAGAACGGGGAAAAGCTTTTTATTAAGCCTAAGCAGATAAAACTCTTCACTGGAATGGTAACAGATACAATGACTCTTTCATGTCTTAAACCATATCCTAATGACGCTAGAGTGTGGGTTTATAAGCCTTTTGAATCCCCAATAAAGAGCGAATGGAGATGTTATGTTTTGGATGGAAGAGTACGGGATATCAGAAATTATTCAGGAGATATTTGGGAGCTTCCCGATTACAATTTTGTAGGAAGGATAATTCAGGAATATCGAGACGTATTTCCAAGTGCATTCACTATTGATGTTGGAATTCTAGAATCGGGTGAAAACGTAGTGATAGAATTCAATGATATGTGGGCGATTGGAAATTACGGAATGGAAAACTCGATATATCTGAGAATGCTGAGAGAGCGTTGGTTTGAAATAATGAGAGGCATTAATGCCGAGGTGGCGTAAGGGTAGCCGCGAGGGTCTTAAAAACCCTTGGACCGCAGGGTCCGTGTGGGTTCGAGTCCCATCCTCGGTACAAAAATAAAAATGCCCGGGTGATGAAAAGGTAGACATGCCAGATTTAGGATCTGGTGCAGTAATGCGTGTGGGTTCGAATCCCACCCCGGGTACAAATTAAAATGAGGAATGGATGAAAATCTAAAGAAGATTCTTGATGAATTTGAGAAGCTCAAGGGACAATTCGTTATCACCTGTAGCTGGGAAATTGAAAGATTGGTTGCAGTTGGACAGGACGATATGGACTACTATTATATAACATATGACGGTAGAAAGCTAAAATGGAATACCTGTGTAGGCAGATTAATGCCTCTCAAAGGATTTCTTCGGGATGAAGATTACAAAGAGCTTGTTAGATTAGCAAAGCTTAATCATTTTGATCAAATTGGTCTCTGGTGAAATGATAAACCAGAGGAAACATCTCAATTTAATGAGGCACATAAAAAAGAGATAACGAAAATAAAAGAGCCCGATGAATTTCTAACCGAAATATTTTGGAAACTGATATAAAAAGGAGAGGTGTCCGAGAGGCTTATGGAGCACGCTTGGAAAGCGTGTGCACCCAAAGGGTGCCGCGGGTTCGAATCCTGTCCTCTCCGCAATGAATGGAAATGGGTCAAGCCGCATTTTGCCACAATCCATTCAGTTAGGGCAAAGCACTAAGGCGGCTGCGATGGTGACTAAGCCCGTCATGGTTCTGTAGCTCAATGGACTAGAGCATCTGACTTCGGATCAGAGGGTTGGGGGTTCGAATCCCTCCAGAATCACAATTTTACCCTCTTAGTCCAATTGGTAGAGGTAGTAGTTTCAAAAACTACAAGGTGTGGGTTCGAATCCCATAGGGATATAATACTCAATGAAAAACATTTCTACATTTCAACAACAGCAGCAATTCCCTTAAAGGATTGACTGAAGGAATATTGGACATATCTAAACCCGGTCAATCTAAAAATTGATCGGGTTTTTTATTGCTCTATAGTATAAAGGCTATTACGACAGATTTTGGATCTGAAGATCTTGGTTCGATTCCAAGTAGGGCATCAAAAATTGACCTGTAGTATAAAGGTTATTATTCCAGATTCTGGCTCTGGAGATCTCAGTTCGATTCTGAGCAGGTCATCAAAAACAAAGAAAATTCTCAATAAATTTTTTTATCTCGGATAAAATGATTAGATTTGCTCCGTTAAAAGATATGAATACGGAGGAAAAAATAAATGCAGTTCTCTTTCATATAGATAATGTCAGGAGAAATTGTAATAAAATAGGTTTAAAGCTTATCTCATCCGGAGAAATAGAGATCGGACGAATGCTCATTTCTAACGGGCAAATCCACGACAATTCCAAACTAAGCGGAATAGAATTCGAACATCTTTTTGTTGGCGACCCACTTCTTCCCGAGGTAGCTTCGCATCACGCAAAAACGAATCCACACCACCCGGAATTCTGGGGATCCATTCACAAAATGCCAGAGGTTTATATAGCGGAAATGGTCTGTGATTGTGCTGCAAGAGGATCTGAATTTGGAACCGATGTTAGAAAATGGTTTTCTGAGGTTTCAACCGTTAAATATGGGTTTTCCATGGATGATCCATGTGGGATTTTGATCCAAAAATATCTAGATCTTTTACTAACTAAACCATTTAAGCAATGAGTAATCTTTTCCTAGCTCATGTCAGAATAAACAATGGATTTATTCTAACCAATAAGGTTCACCTTGTCGAAGCTGAAAATAAGGATGAGGCATCGGATAAGGTCTACAAATACTATGAGAAAAAAAGTGACGAATCCAAAAGAAATTGGAAAATAATATCATTAGAAATCGAACCCTCAATTAAATAAAAATGAGCAAGAAAGAAAAATTTAACTGTCCCGGACTCATCAATGAAAATTACCAATATCATTTGTCTGGGGATTGCTCCTCTTTCTGTAAATGTGCAATAACGGGAAGAGACTGCATGGGTAAAACGGTGCAAGACCCAGAAGATCGATCTTCACAATTCTTCTCCAGGGGTAAAGTGGTTATGGATGTTGCAAAAGGAGAGAAATGCCCTCTATATGGGGCTTCAAAGGAAATAATATCCTCGGTTTTAAAAGATAAGTCCGAAAGGGATTTGAGAGAAAAAATTACGAAACATCGAATAATGAAGATTATATTTTTGGACATAGATGGGGTTTTAAACTCAGGAGACTGGTACAGAAAGAGACATGAAGAAGTGCCTCAGCACGAGCAATCAGCTCAATATCCTTTTTATGAGTTTGATCCGGAGCTCGTTTCGAATCTCAATTTTATTATTCAAAAAACAGAGGCCAAAGTTGTCGTTTCATCAACATGGAGAATAGCAGATCTCCAGGCAATATTAGAATCCGTTGGGTTTATTGGTGAGGTTATAGATAAAACCAAAAGTTTTTATCTGAAGGGTGAATCATACACAATACCAAGAGGGTGTGAGATTGCAGAGTGGCTGGATAACCGGGGGAATTACAGAAGAATTAATTGGTCGAAGGAAAAACAAAGGGAGTGCATAGAAAAAGCTTTGGCTAAAAACTACATAATTCTAGACGACGATTCTGACATGCTTCTGAAACAGAAGGAACACTTCGTTCACACCACTTGGAAAAGTGGACTGACACTAGAATTAGCAGAAAAAGCTATAGGTATTCTCAATTCTGATCCTGTTGACCTCTATTACGGAGATAAATAAGATATGAAGGTAATATTTTTGGACCATGATGGTGTAATCTGTCTTTTATCGGAAGCAGGTGGAAGATTTAAAAAGAAGGGCTATAGAATACCCGGCGGTCCTATAGAAAATCAATTTGATAGTTTTAATAGAAAAGCGGTTGTCATTCTAAATGATATTCTCGGACAGACTGGTGCAGAGATAGTTGTATCATCCGATTGGAGGTATCACTGCAATCTGGAAGAAATGGGTAGGGTCTATGAAGCTAATGGAATATCCAAAAAGCCAATAGGATTCACAATGATAGGTGACTTTTCTCCAAGTGGATCTGAATATGATCCAAAATGGAATCTAGAACAAACTAGATCTTGGGAGATCAGAAAATGGCTTTCAGATAACCATTCAGTAGAAAAATGGGTCTCCATTGACGATCTTGATATGAGCTTAAAAATGGATAACCACGGATTTTCCTGGGGCTTAGAAAATTTTGTGCATACACCCAGATCAAACGAGGGAATAAAGCAATCGGGAATCAAGAATAAAATATTAGCTTTCCTCAGATAAAGGGGAAAACTTATTTCAGGAATGCAGTATAAGATATAAAATTCCATCTTATGCTGCTAGATTTTGATGATATTCTGATAGAGCCATCTGTCATTACAGATATAGCGTCTCGTTCTTTGGTCGATCCATACGACCAAATGCAGATGCTTCCACTTTTTACTGCACCAATGGATACCGTAATTTCAGAAGAAAATTCTGAAATATTCTCTCAGAACAAAATATACTCTATTCTACCAAGAAAAAGAGTTTACACGTCCGACGATATTTCTTATAACCCAGCCGTTTGGATGTCATATGGATTAGACGATTTTAAATCTCTTTTTATCGATAATATCATTAAAAACGAGGGGAAATTTTACGTCTTAATAGACATTGCCAATGGACATATGAGATCATTGATGGAGGCTGTTTCACAGGCAAAAATGATTTATGGAGATGACATAGTTATCATGGCAGGAAATTGTGCACATCCGCTGACATATTTAGCAATGGCACAAGCGGGTGCAGATTATGTTAGAATGGGAATTGGTAATGGCGGAGGTTGTTTGACCACGGTTCAGACAGGCATAGGATATCCTATGGCTTCCTTGATTATCGAAGCATCTGCGATTCAGATCGAAAGAAATTTGAATGCTAAGATAGTAGCTGATGGGGGTTTTAAGAAGTACTCTGACGTTATTAAGGCACTTGCGCTAGGAGCTGATTATGTTATGTTAGGAAGCATCTTCAATAAATCACTGGAAAGTGCAGGAGAAACTTTTGAGGGTAACATCAAATGTAATTCTTGGACTGAGCCCGGAGAAAAAGTGGATCAATACTCGGAAAACACCAGAAGAGAATTTGATTTAAGTAGGAAATTCTATAAGAAATTCAGAGGAATGTCTACCAAGGATGTTCAGAGATCTCTGGGAAAGGGAGACATTAAGACCTCCGAAGGTATTTCAAAAATACATCAAGTTGAGTATACTCTTTCTGGATGGGTCGAGAATTTCACTCATTATTTAAGATCAACTATGAGCTATACAGATACTGCCACGCTTGGAGAGTTTATAGGAAAGGTTGAATGGAATACCATATCCAGAAATTCATTTGAAAGATTTAACAAATAAAATATGAGAGCATTTGGAAATTTTAAAGACGTAATTGAATGGACCTCTGAAAAGATGTACGATTCTTGTTATGAGGTTCATACCGAAAAGTGGCAGGGTAAGGACATAAAACAGGATGATAGATTTGCTATGATTGAAATTCTCAATCATTCTTTTACCTGTCAGGTTAGTCCAGATTTAGATGTTTTAAGGGAACAGATAAGGCCTAATGTTGCATGGGCTGATGAGCATTTCCAAGAAAGAGTTGGAGGAATTCCATTGAATCCCCCGCCATCCCATCAAAGGTGGCCTTATGCACAAAAGAATAATGCTGAATTTGGTGGGGTCACAAAATTTTCTCATACTTATCCCGAAAGAATCTGGCCAAAATATGGTGAGCTTGATTCGGAAACATGGAACGATAAAACAGAGCTAGAGGGAATTAGATTTAAGTATGGGGATTTTATGGATGTAATTAATCTAATGGAGAAAGAGCCATTCACTAGACAGGCATTTCTCCCGATATGGTTTCCCGAGGACACTGGAGTGGTTCACGGAGAAAGAGTGCCATGTTTTGTTGCGGGAACATTGGTACAAACATCAACTGGATACAAGGAAATCGAGAATATAAATGTTGGTGAATTAGTAATGACCCATAAGGGAAGATTTAGAAAAGTACAAAAATTATTCTCCTCCAAATACAGTAAAAATATAATAAAAATAAAAACGGAGAATGTAAATATTCCAATAGAGACCACTATAGATCATCCATTTTTAATAATAAGAAATCTTGGGTGCCTTCCATCGGACAGAAATTTTATATGGAAAGAGGAATGGGTCAGAGCAGAGGATATAAAAAAGGGAGATTATGTCGTTCATTCATTTACAGATGAGATTAATAATATTGAATACTCCGGGGATATAATGAGATTGTTTGGATATTATTTATCAGAGGGAGAAATATTATTTGATAAAAGAAGAGGGAGAAATGTTCCAAAAACATTAAGATTTAATATGTCCACTCTAGATAAAGAAAGGGGATATATTGATGACATTGTTTATATCATAAAAAATGAATTCGGGGGAGATGCGAAAATAAAATATTCTTCGAAAGATGACGATAAAAAAAACATTAGAATATATTTTCACAACAGGGAATTTGCTACCTTAGTTCATAATACATTTGGTTCAAAATCTTATGATAAAATAATTCCCGAATCTATACTAAAAGCTGATCCTGAATTACAATACCAACTATTAATAGGGTATACAAGAGGAGACGGCTCTTATGAAAGAAATAAAAAAAATATAGAATGTACCTCGATTTCTAAATCAATAATAATGGGATTAAGAACTATATGTATGAGAAATAAAATAAATACATCCATACAAAAAATAGGACTCAGAAAACCATATTATAATAAAAGACTTAAAAGAGTAATAAAGCCAAACTACCCATCATATAAAATTGTATTTTCACAAGGAGGAAGGCTATCTAGGGATTTTTTCAATATAGAAGAATCATTAAACCAAAGGAGTATCTATAAAAAAGATTATATTAAAAACAATAGATCTATATCTAAGGTCAAAAACATAGAATTATTGGATAATAACGGAACTGATGTTTTTAATCTACAGGTAGAAGATGATAATTCTTATAATATTATCAATTGCTCAGTACACAATTGCACAATTGGATACCACTTTATTAGAAGATTTGATTGGATTCATGTGGTTTACTATATCAGATCCTGTGACTATTTCAGACATTTCAGGGATGACATTTATCTCTGTGCCAGAAAGCTTCTTTGGCTTCTTGATAACCTGAAAAAAAGGGATCCGAAGACATGGGGACACGTTAAGCCCGGAATGCTTACGATGCACATTTGCTCACTCCATGCTTTTAAACACGAAAAAGTTCTACTTAAATCAAAGAAAAATTTTTAAATAAGGCGGGAGTTTATTATTCTTGCAAAAAAATAATTAATATGGCAGAATTCTGTACAGCATGCTCAAAGGAAATGAGATTTCCAGAGGCTGATATAAATGAAAAAGAGATCTTTGAATCTCTAGGAAAAAACCAATACACCTCAGTAATTTGTGAGGGGTGTGGAATGTTGGCAGTAGCCAGAAGCGAGGATGATAAGATGTTGTTCGCATATCCATCAGAGGAGGATGAAGAAATGGTGATTTGGACATCAACACACAGAAAAATAAAAATTGAAGAGTCAAACCCTATTCAGATGAAAAAATGTCTGTACTTAGACGATATAAGAATCCCACAAAATATTCCACTGGATCATGAGCCTTGGATCATAGTTAGAAATTATAATGACTTCGTGGCTTATATTAAGGAGAATGGTCTTCCAAGCCTTATTTCTTTTGATCATGATTTGGCCGACGAGCATTATAGGCTGGAATTTGAAGAGTGGTCGTATACTCCGGAGAGAATGGATATGTGGGAAAGAACTGGATATGACTGCGCTAAATGGCTTGTTGAATACTGTATGGACAATAATCTTAAGATGTGTCAATTTACTGTACATTCAGCAAATCCTGCAGGAGCACAAAATATACTTGGATTATTAAACAACTTTAGAAAAAATTGCGGTCAAGAACCAAACGGCTACAGAACATTTTGGTAATATGAGAAAAACATCAGATTTTAGAACAAACATCCCTTCCAAGGGTCCAATCCTTTTTATAGATATGGACGGAGTCGTATGCGATTTTGATAGCAGAATCGAAGCGATGATTACCGCGGGGATTCCCGAGGCAACGGCGATTGCCTCAAAAGGACTTTTTGCCAGTCTGGATCCGATTCCAGGAGCTCTCGAGTCAATTCACGATCTTGAGGATAAGTATGAAATATATTTTCTTTCAACTGCTCCTTGGTCCAATGTTTATGCGTGGACTGAAAAGAGAGAGTGGATAGGAAAGCACTTCGACAAGAGATTTAAAAGAAAATTGATTCTATCGTCAAATAAGGGACTTCTGAGAGGAGATTATCTTATAGACGATAGAACCGCCAACGGTGTTGGTGATTTTCGGGGAGAGCATATCCACTTTGGAACTAAATCTTTTCCAGACTGGAAGACTGTACACGACTACCTAATACAAAAACATGCTGAAAAGACATCCTCTATCTGAGCAAGGTAAACTAGTCGCAGGGATCGATGAAGTTGGCAGGGGCAGCGTTGCTGGACCAGTAGTTGCTGCCTGTGTTATACTCAACCCTGGGTTTTCTAGTTCTTTGTTAAAAGACTCCAAGAAACTATCCGAAAATAAGAGGATCGAAGCTTCTAAATTAATCATGGAGAACTCTGTATTCTTCCGTATAGCTCAAATAGAGGCTCCTAGGATCGATGAAATCAATATTCTTAATGCAACCATGGAAGCCATGAACAAATGCGTTATAGGACAGCCTATGGACCTTTTATTGGTGGATGGAAATCAGTGGCGTAATCAATCTAATGGAATACCCTATGAATTGGTTGTTAAAGGTGATAACACATACCAGGAAATAGCAGCTGCTTCAATTATCGCCAAGACTTACAGGGATGCACTGATGCAAGAACTCTCTTTAGAATATCCGGGCTATGGTTGGGAGTCAAATGCGGGATATTTTTCCGCAGGTCATATTCTCGCTCTACAGAAACACGGAATTACCCCACAACACAGAAGATCTTTTCTGAAGAAATATATACAATAGTATGGAGCACATCGTTGAATATAGCAAGTGGGATAATGTTACGTCTACGATTCCCGGGGATCCCCAGATAAACTATCAATACACATCAAAGGATAAGATTTATTATGGGGTTCATACCATTTATATTATAAGAGATAATAAAAGAATCCCGGTCACTGCAAAATTTGATACAGGTGCAAGAAGTTCCAGCATAGATTTGTCAATAGGAGAAAAATTAGGATTGGGAAATGAATTGATCGAGGCATACAAAGAGCTTGAAAAAATAGAAGTTCCTCGTGACATTTCCAAAAAGCAACTCTCTAAGATGGAGGATGATTTGTCTGAAGAGTACTCCAAAAAATATCCAGATATCTCTTCGGTAAGGGCATCTAAATCATCTTCCGGGTTTTCAGTTAGGCCTTATATCAGATTAACATTGGAATTTAATGGTCGATATATTACAACAGAAGCTAACTTGAGAGATCGAACTGGTCTTTCATGTGAGATGCTGGTAGGATTAGGGGATATGCTATAATCTGAAATCGATATATAAGTGGTCTTTTAGGGACTTTATCCGAATGCGGGTCAAAATAAAATAAAAAACATGATGCAATTTTTCAAAAAAATAGGGGACTTTTTATTTACAAGATTAGGTAAAGATCAGTCCACACAGATCCAGGAATTGGATCCAAGGAGACCGGATCTCCTTGCAGAAGATCTTCCTTTTGATCTAACCGAAGCAGAGGTAAATGAAATACATTCAGGCTGTGATTGTGAATGTGGAAATGGTAGATGTAAGAATTCAGGTTTGGAAACACTTCCTAACGATCCTGCACAAGATGCGACACAAAAAGAAGAAGATCCGGAGATATCCCAGGCTGCAGCTGTAGAGACAGACCCAAGGGTAGAGGAACCTGAAAAAATAGAGAAAAAGCCTAAGGGGAGACCTAAAAAAACGCACAAAGAAGGTGCAAAAGAAAAACCAGCAGAGAAGAAAACTACCACAGGACCAAAGAAAAACTATTATAAAAAGAAAAAGAAGGCGAAGGACACAGAATAAATTCCAGCTCAAAAATAAACTCAAAGGGATCTTACTGATCCCTTTTTTTATGAAACAAAAATTGGGTGTGGTATATAAATAACGATTAGAGCCTCAAACTCTAGTTCCTCCCCGGTCAACAAACCGTCGAGTATTCTTAACCGGATACAAAGGGAGTAGCAAAAAAGAAGGTAAGCTATGACTTCAAACATTCTCAGACAGGGAAGTGGTACCTGCACAGCAAACATCACAAAAAACCGCAATCGCCTAAAGATCTACAAAAAAGGCGAAATCACAAACCCAAATCTCCGAAACACTGACGGGTTTTTATTCCTTAATGACAAGGAAAATTTTGAGATTGAATTATTCAATCCACATTCCAAAAAGGTTCTTGCTAAGATCTATCTTAATGGGAAATTAATTTCTCAGAGTGGGATAGTTTTAAGACCAGGGGAAAGAGTATTTCTTGACAGATTTATTGACGAAAATTGTAAATTTGAGTTTTCAACGTATCAGGTCCAGAATACGAACGAAGCACAGAATGCTATCAGGGATAATGGATTTGTAAAGGTGGAATTTTATCATGAATATGAAGTTGTTTCCCCATATAATCCATACCCAGGTAACATATGGATCGGAAACTCTGGGACCGGAATTGGTACAAGTAGATTTGGGGGAAACTGCTATTATGGTCAAAATATCGGGACAACATTTACCACAAATGATTCAAACGATCTGTCATTTGGAGGTTCGACATTAACAACCTCCTGTTATTTCTCTAGTGGTATTTCTGGATCTTTAGGACCTCAGGGACCAGTTGGAAACACCGGATCCAAATCAATAGAGACAGGAACAGTTGAAAAAGGAGGAGCATCCCAGCAATCATTTGAATATGTGAATGCGAGTTTTAATTTTTTCTGCACTGAAAAATTCGAGTTTCAGATTCTCCCAGTTTCTAGTAAACCAGTGGAAATGAGTTCAATCAGAAATTATTGTTCGAATTGTGGAACAAGAATCAAAGGCTCTAATTGGAAGTTTTGCCCTAAATGCGGAAACAAATTCTAAAAGAAAAGGCTTCGAATTTCGAAGCCTTTTTAGTTTATATTGGAATTAATGATTATAAAGCTCCTATTCCTGCTAGTAGATTATAGTTCCTCTGATTATCCCTTATTACAATCATATCATCAAATTCAGAATATTCGACTTCTTTTGACAGTTTAACAAATTCATCTGAAGATAGATTTCCATCTTTAATATTTTTATTATAGGATTTTGAGTATTTTTCTATAATATCAAAATCCTCTAAATCTCGGACGTTTTCCACACCCATTTTTTTGAGTGCGCTCATAGAAAGCTCGGTGCCTTTATGAAATATACATATTCTTTTTTCCGACGGATCATCATTTTCGAAATACTTAGGACTATAGACACCCGCAGATAACATTTCTTTATTGGTTGGCTCTACGTAAACCTCAAATGATATAAAATTGGGAGTATCATAGAGACAAATATATTTGGTTTTTAAAACGACACCATTGACAGTAATCTCTCCAAATTCGCCGTATGAATCCCATCCATACTCATTTAACTTCTGAAATTCTCTATATCCTACCAGGTTCTTCATTATTTTACGTATTGAGACCAATCTGCATAAGGGCTAGCTGATTGTTGTATTTCGTATTCCGTGAATGGCTTAATTGTGGCTTCTTTGTGTTTATCTGGAGTAATCCAGTCTCCTATTTTTACAAAGGATTTAGCTCTAGCTACATCTTTTTTTAATCCTCTTCTCAGGGCTGCAGATGAGGCTAGTTTATTAATTTCTGATCCTCCTTTTAATGTAAATTCAGAAAGGGCTTTGAGCATTTCATCAATATAGGGGGTAATACTTGGAAACTTCTTGATAAAAGCTGAACTTTTAAAAAATTTGGTTATATTTGGGAAGAATTTAGCGATCAATTTAGCCAAAGGTTTAAATATGCCAGATCCGAACGAAGCCCCTTTTCTTAGTGCCTTTACTAAAAGAGACCCTCCTGCTCCAACATATTGTCCAAATATGGGGATAAGTCCTATGGCACAAAGTGCAGCGAGGAGATACTCTCCTTGTTTAGCATATGAAACCAAATTTATGCCTTCCGCAAAAGATCCTATTCCGGGGATGAGAGCCGCAAGATCCAAAACGGTATTATACCAAGCCTCTAGAATCGCTTCGTCGGTTTCTTCAGTAAGGATCCTAAGGGATTCCTTGATCTCTTTTTCTCCAAAGGAATGTCTGGATTTTTCAAGAAACAATTCAAATTCGATAAGATTTTCCATATTCTAAAATATATATCCATGCTTGACAAAAAATCTACATTTGGAATTTTTTTATACTCGATCAAAACGAGTAAGCTTTTAATCTGTAAAGCCTCAGGAAACTATGGAGGATGGTCTATTCCCAAGGGAATGGCAGAAGAAGGCGAGTCTCCAACAGAAACCGCAGCCAGAGAATTATGGGAAGAAACGGGGATTGATGTAAACAGTTTGAAAATATCTTTGATTGTCGAGTTGGATCCTGTTATGTACAAGACGAGAAAAAAAATACTCAAGTCTTTCCTGTATATCATAGAGGATGACCTAATCGATTTTGACTTCAAATGTATTTCTTTGGTCGATGGGAAATATCCTGAGATTTCAGACTATAAGTTAGTAGGGTTGGAGAATGCAGAAAAGGTTCTTCATGAAGCACAGGCTTCTAAAATCGCAGAAATAAAAAAATTAACATTAAATATATGCTAGTAGTAAAAGTAGGGGATTCCATTGAAAAGTCTCTTAAACAATGGAAGAGAAAATTTGACTCAACAAAGACGCTCAGAGAATTGAGGGAAAGAACCAAATTCGAAAAAAAATCAGTAAAGAGAAGAAATGAGATTTTAAAAGCAGCTCACAAAGAAAAACTCAGAAGAAATTTCGAATAAATTTTTTTTCTACGAATATTTTCTCTATATTTGCAATATAAAGAATATGAGCTATCAAGATCAAACACTAAAATGCCAGGAGACATATAAGTCTTCATGTGAAAGAATTTATGCTCACATATCAAAGGAAGGAGCTAAATCTTTTAAAGAGGGAGGTCCTTTATATAAGTATCGTGACGGGAAGCTGGTTGAAAAACTGATCAAGCATTTCGAGTCCACAGAGGAATATGAAAAATGTGGAGTCTTAGTTCTGGTTAATAAAGAATTAAAAGGAGAATTATGAGAAGACTTATAAATATATCAGAGCAGGCTCAGGAATCATACAAGAAATACT